AAATAAACATATAAAATAAATTTATAAGAAGGAAATTAAATGTCAAATCTATACGACCACATTATAACTGATAGTATTAAACTTCAAAATCCAAATGGTGGCGATTTTGTTGTAGTTTCAAAAGATGACCTTGAAAAAGAGCCAAAAAAAGAAGTAAAAGACTCTAAAGAACCTAAAGAACCAAAAGTAGAAAAACAAGAGAAGGAAGTTCAAGAAGTAAAAGAAACTGAAGAAACTGAAGAAGAGCCCAAAGAGTCTAAAACAACTAAAGAACCTAAATCTAAATAATTATAGGATTTAAATAAATGATAATCACACTAGCATTTCAAAAAATACCTGATGACAATATATATTCTAAGATTTTTTCTTTTTTAATAAAATTGATTACTAAATCTAAATATTCGCACGTTGAAGTATTTTTTAAATCTAGTGGATTATTTGTTAGTTCAGATATAAGAACAGGTGTTGTAATAAAACAACTTAATCCTAATTTGTCTAATAAATATGATTATTTTGATATTGAGTTTGACGGTAGAAAATATAAAAACCTAGAGAAATATTTATATACAATTAATAATTCTAAATATGATATAAAAGGTATATTTCTATCACAACTTTTACATCTAAAATCAAAAAAATCACAATCTAATAAGAAATTCTTTTGTTCTGAATTAGTATCTAATATATTAAAGAAATTAGGATTAGTCTTAGATAAACAAGATTATGAATATAGTCCTGAACTGTTATATAGGGAATTAAATGCAAAAGAAATTATATAACGATTATCACGATTTAGAAAAAATTGATAATAATGAAGAAGCAATTAAAAATTCTATTAAAAATATATTAACAACAAGAATAGGAACATTACCAGGTAAGCCTACTTTTGGCAGTGAATTATATAGAATTATATTTGAACCAATAGACCACATAACTAAAGACATCATTAATACTTATATTATAGGTGCATTGGTAAAATGGGAAAAGAGAATTCAAGTTACAGATATAGAAGTAAAAGAAATTCCTGAATATAATAAAATAGTGATTAATATCAGTTTTAGTTATGTAAATTTTGAAAATATACAATCTGCTTCAGTTTCAGTTCAATTTAACAAGATTTTATAAAGGATAGGTTTATGCCAAAGTTTTTTAAACAATCAAAATATTATAATTTTATCAAAGAAAAGAATATTTTTAACGGCGATTTATTAAATGAAAATAATCTTAATAACGCTATTAATCAACTAAAAAAAGAAATAGATAATGCTTGGTCTATACTTCAAATTTTAAGAGATGATAAACCTTTTGAATGGCAACCTAATATTGAATATCAAGAAGGCGAGATTGTTTATTATTCAACTAAAGAAAATCCAACATTAGATGATATTAGAAAATCTTATTTTATTGCTAAAGAGATTACATCAGGTCTTGAAAAGAATTATGCAAAAATACCTACAAATCAACCTTTATATTGGGATAGAATTAAAAAAATTGATTTAATTCCTGACTTTGATTCTGAATCTTATATTAAATATACAGGAAATGCTGATTGGACTCCAACAAAAGATACAGACCCTATATCTCTTAAATATTATAGAGATAATCTTAATGCAAAATTAGAGCAAACATTAAATAATTATATTGCCTTTAATAATGAAAAAGTATTTTTACCAACAGGAAATTATAATCCTGTTCCTAAAATTTATGTTGATAATGCTATTAATACAATGGCTACAACAGGAACAGCACATAATGCTGAATTTCTAAAAGGGATAGACGGTAATTATTATGTTAGAGTTGATGATAATAATAAATTAATAGCAAGAAGTTCTGATTATAACTATATTAAAACAACTACACAAGGATTCTTACCTGGTGCAAAATCATCAACTTTAGGTAACTTAGTTGATAAATTTAAAGAAATGCACGCTGAAAACTTTATCGGAACTGCTTTACAAGCAAAATACGCAGACGTTGCAGAATATTATGAATCTGATAAAGATTATGAAGTAGGAACAGTCTTATCAATAGGTGGCGAAAAAGAAGTTACTAAATATAGCCCTGATTTACCATTAGCAGGTATAGTTTCTGAAAATCCTGGATTTATACTTAATAATTTATTTGATAAAGAGCATAAAGTTTTAATAGGATTAAAAGGTAGAATTTCAGTTAATACTAAAAACAATATTTCAAAATCTGAATATGTATATGTTAATGAATTTGGCGAGCCTTTTGGAAGTAATGAAAAATTAAGAGATTATGATTTGCTTGGTATAGCATTGGAAGATTCAAAAGATAACAAAGTATTATTAAAAGTTTAAAGGATTCTTAAATGCTAGATTCACCAAAAGTCACTATACAAGAATTTGATGGTTCATTAAGTTCTGCACCTATTGGCGATGTTGTTACATTTTTTGCAGGATTCTTTGAAAAAGGTGCTATTAATACACCTATTTCAGTTACAACTCCATTAGAATTTAAACAAACTTTTGGTCGTGCTAATTCTAAAAATTATAACGATTGGTATCAAGTTTATAATTACTTATTATATCCTACTAATCCTAATATTATGATAGTAAGAGCAATTAATCAAGAGCAATCTTTTAATGCAGTGGCAAGTTCCCCTAAAGAATCAAGAAAAATGTTTATTAAAGATTTACAAGATTTTGAATTACAATATAATAATTTTTTAGAACAGCAAAATATTATTAAAATTTGTGCTAGAAATCCTGGTGAGTGGGGAAATTTATTAGAAGTTTGTTTATTTACCGCTAAAGAATTTAATGAAAATAAAGAAATTAAAAAAGGATTTTATGCTAAGAATATAGTTAATTATATTAAACAAGGTTATTATTGTATTGCTATATTTAGAAAAGATGTATTAGTAGAGAGATATATTGTTAAATTTGATGATTATAAGATTATAAATCAAGAATCACAATATATCTATATTAAAATGAGATTAAACGATTATAAATTATTTGACGGTAATATATGGTGGATAGATGGTTCAGATGAAATTGCAGACGGTAATTTACCTAATAATAAAAAACCTGTATTTTATGGCACAAATTCATTAAAACTAAAAAATGGTGTATCAGTAGAACCTAGTTTATCAGATTTAGATGAAGCATATAGTTTAGTTGATAATACAGAAGAATATGAACTTGATTTTGTAATAGGAAATGAGAGAAATTATCATTCAGCGGTTAAATTAGTTGAGAAAAGACGTGATTGTGTTGCTTTTATTGATACAGATTTAACAGATATTAAACAAATTATTAATCAATCACATCAATATTTAAGTGAATTTGTATATTTTACTGCTAATAAGAAAAAACAATATGATTATTTTGGAAATAAGACTATTTACACGTCAATAAATGGCGATTTAGCAGGATTAAGAACACAATTAATCAATACCATAGGCACAGCAGAATCTCACTCTAAAATCAAATATAACCTATTAGAAGCCATTGATATTAAAAATAAATTTATGCTTACACAAAAAGATGAACTATATCATAATAATATTAATTTATTAGTAAGAGATAATAACACTATATATTTTCAAGGCGAAAGAGTATTGAAAAATGGATTTTCATCAGATTTAACAACAAGATTAATTATTAATAAAATAGAAAGAAAATGTAGCAAAATATCTAAATATTTTGTTTTTGAATTTAATGATTCTTTTACTAGAGAAGCATATAGTAATCAAATTAGACAAGTTTTATTAAGTTCAAAATATGACAATGAATTGGAAGATTTTAAAGTTATTTGCGATATTTCAAATAATCCTAATGAAGTAATAGACCATAATAAATTGATATGTGATGTTTATATTAAACCTAAGTATTTAGTAGAGATTATAAATTTAAGATTCAGCACTTTGTAGCACATTATAGTAATTATTTTTGCTAAATTTAAATGTTTTAAATAAATAATACAAAGAATAAAATTTAAAGGTTTTTGTTAATGAGTAATAAAATTAATGAAATTAAAAATGCTTTAAGAGCAGGGGCGAGAGCCACAAAATATAGAATATCTTTTACATTTCCTAATGCAATAAAAACGCAAACAGATTTAAGGGATATATCAACTCTTGCAAAGGCGGCGAGTTTTCCTAACGTAACAATAGGACAAATAGAAGTATTTAATCAAGGTAGAAAAATTGTAATTCCTGGTGATACTTCATATGATAACTCTTGGACTGTAACATTTTATAATAATGAAGAGCATAGTATTCGTAGAGATTTGCTATTGTGGATGAAAGCAACTGATAACTTCCAAGCAAATACACATAGCGGTATGCCTGCTGAACTTATGGTCGATATGTCTATTTCTCAACTAGATTCACTTGAAAAAGAAGTTGTAAAATATACATTTCATAATGTTTGGGTTTCAGAAGTTGGTGCAGTAACGGTGGACGCAACAAGTGTAGATACACTACAAGAATTTGATGTTACCTTTGTTCTTAGTGATTGGGTTGTAAATTCAACTGATGAATTCTCACACCCTGATAAAGCATTTAATGCACCTAGCAAAAATATAACTTCAATAGACCAATAACTCAAAAAATTAAGGGGATTATCCAAAATCCCCTTTTATCCTATTATTTAATCAACATTTAATTAAGTTTTAAGTTTATTCATATATAATTCCGTTAAAACTTTTAAAAAAAGGATTAATATATGGAAACACAACACACAAAATCAAAAATTGATTTTGATGAACTTAGAAAAGAATTTATAAGTATCACAGTATCATCAAAAACACTAGAAACAATGTATAAGAACTCACGTTTAGTTGATTTAGATAAAGTAGGTGTAATGCTTGCAGAAACAAAGGAACGTATTAATACGTTAAGAAGACGTAAGGGTTTTGTAGGTTCTGTATGTTCTAAACTGCCGTTAATCTCTAAAATAACAAAAGTTACTACAATAGAAGCAAATTTACAAAAATCAATTAATGATTATACCACTGAAATGGCTAATGTTTTTGATAAAAAGTATGATGAAATTACACAATATCTTGATACACTACAAAAACTTCAAGACCAATTTATCACTGAAATTAATAATATTAATCAGTTTGTTAAGAAACTTGAAAATTTAAATATAGGTAATTCTCTATCAGACCAAGCAAAATTAATGAAAATATTGTCAGAAGCCAAAGCAGAAGCAATAAGAAAAATATCAACATTAAATTCATTAATTAAACCAACCATAACACTTGCTAATGAATTGATAGTTAATATCAATAATACATTACCTATATTAAAAGATAAAGTTTATACAGAACTTAAAACTTTAGTAGGATTAAATTCATTTAGAGATTCTGCAAAAATGTTAAATGAATTTAAATCTCAAATTGTAGAATTAGAAAAACTTAATACTAAAGCAAGAACAGAAACATTAATAGAAATTCTTAATTCTATTGAATCTAATTTAATGAGTAAAGAAGACTTTGAAGAATTAGATAAATTACGTTCAGAAAGTGATAATGAAGTTAAAGAAGCCCTTAAAAATCTAATGAATAAACAACAACAAAATCAAAAATATATCTTAGACAAATACAATGAATTAGATAATACAGGCAAATTATCAGTTAAAAAAGTTGATGAAGATTATATAGACGCACAACCTATTGAAGCAGATTCTAATAGACCTGAATTTTTAAATTTAAGAACTAACTCTTGAATTCTTAAGGGTTGATAAAATGACTCCTGTATTAGATAGTTTAATTAAAATTTTATCTGAAATTCAATCTATTAAAGGAATTTCAGATTTTGAATATATCAATAAAATTAAACAGAAAAAATTAGATTTACTATATTTTGTATTAGATAAATTTGATTTTAATAAGTTATACGCTGAATTGTTAAATTCAAACAATTCATTAAGTAGAGATTTAATATATTATAAAATATTAAAATATAAAATATTTGAATACACACCATTTAAATT